TATCCTTGCGCTCCGTTGTTTTTTTAATTTCGCTTACTTGTTCGGATTTGTTAACCTGTTTATTGAAAGTCTTATCAACTTTCCGGCTTTTACAACTTGACAAAAAAGCGATTAATAAAAACGCCAAGTAAATACAAAAAATATATAAGTGATTCCGCCCTTTTGGGGTGTTAAACATTGCTACCATCTTGCTTCCGTCCCCCGGATATCATAGTGAACGAAGGATTTATAAACACCAACGCCGCCCTGCTTCATTTTACCGCTTGCAATCAACTTTATTATAATTGCACCTAATTGCTTTGGCGTGTGGTTTGCGCTTACCAAATCGCCGGCTTTTGCCTGTAAATGTTGGCTACGTGGTGAACCTCCTATTTTGGTATTATATGCCTTATGCCTGTATGCTGAATTTAGATTTAAACGGCATTTTATATAATCCCGCAAAACCTGCAGATTTTCCGCCAATTCCTTAACGTTTGCAAATAAACTATCCGGTACTTTTGTACCATCGTTGCATTTAAACTCCCTTATGTGAAAGTTTGCCGTTAGTTGTCCTTTATCGCTCATAACCTATTTATCCAAAACTGATTTAATTATTTCCTGTACAAAAGTAAGACCACCATACCCACCTAAACCTATAAAGCCAACGGCAATCCATTTCCATTTAGTTATTAATTCTTCAATTATGCTCATACGTGTTTCAAGGCTTTCTAATCGGGGTTTATAACCACCCTTTTCGTGAAACTCTGAACCCATAATCGCAACGTAAATTTCATTTACCTTTTTACCTAAGTCGTCAACTTTTTTTTCCAAGTTATCCATTGTTTAATCCTCTTTTTTAAAAATTACGTCTGCAATAAAATCGATCGATGCTCCTGCTATCAGAAATACCGTTGCTAAATACGGGCATTCTGCAAACACGGCCGCTCCAGAAATAGTTCCTATAAACACCTTTAAAGCTAGCAAAGTATCTTTGACTTTCTTTGGGTTTTCCTTGTAATAATTTCCTAATTTCATATTTCTAAACTTTCTGGCGGTAAAATCACAAAACCAAACTCTACAACTATTGCTGTTGCTCTTTCTTCTTTGTTCGCTCCGTATGCCAAATATTCTGCATTTGTCATTTCTTTGGATAGCTTTTCTATCAAATTATTTCCCTCATCTAAAAGGTTGATTTGCAAATTTAAAACGTCCTCAAAAAAAGGTTTAACACCCCAAATTAAATCTAGTTTAATTGCGTTCCTGTTTAAGCCATAAGGCACTTTTTGTATGTTCATGATTTTAAAAATTAGCTCGCATTGCTTGTGCGAAATTTACTATTTGGCTCATTTGGATTGCTTCTGTGTCGGTTAATCCTGACCCTATTGATGCAAATCCGCAAAGATGTACGCTAGGAAAATTAACAGTTCCATCTGCATTCCTGCCTAATAAATAAACCGAAAAAGCGCTAGGCAAAACAGTATCGCCATTAAATGTTGTAGTAGCTATTTTTACGCCTTTATAAAAAACGGATTGTAATGATGAGCTTGTTCTTGTGCCGATTGTAAGCCCATCGCTACTTAAAGGTGTATAAGCTAAAATAGAAGATACGTTACCACTTAAATAATTAGCACTTGTGATGTTAATTTGAAGAAAACACAAAGGGCTTGTTTGAATAACTCCTATAGCAATTTGAGAACCTGTTAAATTATTTGTTGGTGTAAAATAACTTAAATGAGTACTATTTTCGGATAAATGAGTTGCAGGTATTAGTTTAGTATCTGCCAATCCTGTCGAGCCATTTCCTAACATACCAGAATTTGAATGTGTAATACCGCCCGTATATGTCAACCTAAAAGCAGCATCCAAATTTCTAGGGTCTTTAGCATTTAAGGCGTGTGATGCTGCTGTACCCCCTACAAATAAGTAACAAGCTTTTTCTAAATCCCACACACCAATAGCTTTTTTACTTTCAATATTATGAACTATATACATCCTTTGCGCCAAATTCAAAGTAGTTCCTGTGGCTGCAATTGCATCTATTAAATTAGATACATCCCTATCCCTATAAAGAGGTATAACACCTGCTAATTTTATCGGCTTTCCTTGTATGTTAAATATTGGCATAAGCTTAAATTAAAAACCATTTATCAACACCATCACTATATATATGCCTACCTCCGTAATTTGTACTTATTACGCTTGTAGTTGCTCCATCTATTACGTCTGAACCTACCCTTGTAATTGTTATGTTGTTAGTCCCTGCTGCTCCGCTTTCGTCTTTTACTCTTAATGGTACGCCTGCTGGATAAGTGCTTGCTAATGGTAGTGTAATCGTCCTTGCTGCTGCTGTGCTTGTAACTCCTATGAGTGCGCCAAACCCCACCGTTGCGAAAACCACTGTGTAATTTACTGCTGTAGCTATTCTTACAAAGGCATCTTTTGTTTCTAAACTACTAATGTCGCCTGCTGCGTTTTTAGTAAGCGCACTTAAAGGAACTGCATCAACCAATGAAGCATTCGCATTTTTAAACAGAAAATCATCAGCCACACCATTACGGTAAATTTTTATTCTTTTACCAATTGTTTCTCCCCAAATAGAACCCTCAACCGTACCCGTATAACTTGCGCCAAAGGTTACTATAAATGATGCTATTGCGCTTGTACTTGCTGCTAAAACTAACCATGCGTTAGCAACCCCTGCCGTTCCAATTCCAATTCCTAAAAACTGCCATCTTTCAGTTACATTAACAACCTGAGTTTTTAACCAATTAAACCAGCTTATCAAACCCCTACGTCTTACAACCTTGTTATCCTCTGTTGGTGTTGTTTGGGTTTGTAATTCTGCATCTGTTGCGAATATATTGTCTCCTGTATTCGTTCCTGTTATTCCTGCTAACTTAGTTTCGTCTGCGCTTGGATAACTTCTTTTAGCTGTGTTTGCTACAACATCACTTGTTAAATCTGTATTTTGTAAATTCCCTAAACCCACTTGCGCTTTAGTAACAGCATGTGGATTAGTTGTAACATCTTGTGAATGGTCATAAGCTATCTTACCTCTATCGCCTCTATAAGCTGTTTGGGCTGTTTCGCCTAAAGCTAAAGAGCTACCAATAGTCACATAAGAACTACCGCCCCATCTATAAGTAATGTTTGTGTCTAAAGCAATATAAATCTTTGCGTTTTCTCCCGTAGCAGGGAACGAAGCTAAATCTGCAAATTCTAAAACATCATCTACAAATGATGGTAATTGATTTGCTGGTACTGTTCCATTTACTAAATCGGCTTTATTACCTAAAGCGGTTGTATTAGCATCAACCTCTAATTTTAAAGCAATATCAGAACCGTTAACTTGGGGTCTAAGCCTAAAATTAAATACTCCATTTTCTCCCCATAATAAATCAACTAGGAAGCTAGGTATTCTAGTAAATGAAATATCTTTAGAACCTTGTGTTACAGAGCCTACCCTAGCAATTTGAGTATTTGGGTTTCCATTGTATAAATCAGTAAGTCTTAAAGCACCTACTAATGCTTGGTCTATTGATGTATCTGCTAAAAATCTTTTTTTAGATGTTATATCTTGTTCTGTGTTAGTCGTTACAAATCCACTTAAATCAACAACAGGTGCGTTAACAACTGCGTCTGTAATTAAAACGTAACTTAATAAAACACTATTTGCAGGTGCATTTGGTAAAACTGCTGCTGCGCTTTCTGTACCCTCTGCTTTAATTATGGTGTTTAAATTTGTTCCGTAAAAAGCGACAAACCTCTGATTACCTGGGCTACTTAAACCTATACCTGTAAAAGTTGTTATTGAAGATGTTAAATATTGTAAGGTCAAAAATTTCCATGACGAAAAACCTACTTTTAAAACACCAGTCGCAAAATCGGTAACGTCAATTTCTCCGCCCGATGTTAAGCCATCGACAATAACTAGGTTTGCTAAATCTTGCGCTGTACCACTATATCCACCATTTAAAACAAAATTATCTACGTTTTGAATAACAGGCTTATTCTTAATAAAGTCGTCTTGCGTATCGTCCGCCTGGTTAAAGTCTGCTTGTACATTTACCTCTGCAAATGATGCAATATTATCAAGCTTATTTTTTAAAACCGAGGTAAAATCATTTGCGCTTAAATCTTTGCCTAATTGCTTATCAACCTTATTAGTGTAAAGGTCGGTAAACATGTTCTGAACCTTGATAAATGCAGCTCTTAAAGCATCGCCAAAACCATCATTTGGACTCGAAGTGTTTAGATTTTCTTGTGCCATAATTAATACCAGCCTATAATATTAGTTTTTACTTTGTCTTCGCATTGCTTGCCATATTCTGGAATGTCAATATCAGCCATATATTCCTGAAAACTTACCATTACGCTGTTTGCCAATTGATTATATCTTGCCGAAAGTCTATCAATCTCTTTTAAATCGGTGCTTTGTTCGGGCTTTATTATACCGTTATTCGATACCTTACTGCTATTCATTGCAATATAGTGTGAACAACTAAAATAAACAAGCATATCAATAACGTAATTGTTAAAGATTGTCGCATAAATCCCATCGAGTGCGTTCGCTTCGTAATCAGTAGTTATTTTATCAAACAAAAGTAAACCTAAAACACGTTTTAAATCTGTGGTTTGTGCAATAAATATAAACGGCTTTAAACTGTCGCTATCAATATTACCTGCAAAGCTAGTTAATGCCGGTATGTCGTTTTCATTTAGCCAAAGTTTAATCATTGCTTTCTAATTTATTTTCTTCTTCAAAATCCTTAAACCAGGGTACCATTTCGGCATTAATCAAATCTAATACTTTTTTTAATCCGCTTGTTAAAATATCTCGCAAAGGATTTATTTTTTTACGGTACAAAATTTTTAATGCCATTGAATATTCCTCTGCATTGTTAGAAAAACCGCCACCGCCTTGATCACCACTAAATAAAATCTTTGGCATGCCATGTGAAATTTGTAGTTTTCGTTCTGCTTCTTCAGTAAATGAAACATTTTGCTGATTTAATTCTGGAGGGCTTAATTGGTCAACCGTTACGCTTTCTTCTGCTGAATCGTTAAAGGAAACAATTACGTTGCTTTGATTTGAGCTACCTGTTGCCATCTTGCGCACCTTGTCGGCTTCTGCTTTTGCTGTTTCGGTTGTGGTTTGCCTACCTTGATTATAATTAATTATAGTCATCATTGATAAGCCATTTTTAAAATGATTTATCGCTGAATTTCCTAACTCGCCTTCAACTTTCGCCCATGGAATGCCACTAATATAAGTAGGTACAGGAAAGAACGGTTCTGATGTCGGGCTTCTGATTAACATTATTTCCAAATCATTGCCTTTATATTCGCCTGTAAAACTTGGATATAATTGCGGGCGGTATTTATATTTATTTTGCCAATCGTATGAAAACCAATATCCGTTTACTTCTAAGTTTTGCATGTCATAACGAATAGCCAATTTATAAACAGGTACGTATTTAATTCGTATTGGTTTTTTAGTTGATGAATCCCAAATGATTTGCAGTCCGCAACCTCCGTATATATATAAGTCTTGGCAAAGCAATAAAACATCTTCATTTGATATGTATTGTTTTAGATTTGTTTTCGTTAATTCGTTTATCAACCCTTCTCCGTACATGTAAGATACATAATCATTGATGATGCTACTATTTGTCGGGCTGTCATCATAAGCGTCCTTATACGTTTTAAAATTGATATTATTTGGGCCATTAAGAATATAATCAATTCCTTGACGTGGTTTTATATCAATAGGCTGGAATGCTGAAAACCTTTCTGGCGTGGCTTCAAAAGCAAAGGTTTGTAAACCCTTATTAGTATTGGAATCTTCCGTTTTGGCTGCCATATTCAAAGTTTTGTGTGTTTGTTCCTGCTTTTAAAATTTGTATTTTACCCAAATATAATATTTCGTTTCCTTTTTTAAGTTCAAACTCGTATTTATTTAAAATAGCAAAGTCTAAAGGTTGTTCTGTTATTGTAATTTCTAATTTTTGACCTACTGTAAAAGTAAAAGCAGGTGTTAAAATAGTATTATCAATTTCTTTTCGTAAAGATAAAGTTAAAATATCATTTGGTAAAGGATATTTTCTAGGAATTAATGAAAATTTTAGTAAGGTATTTAAAAATAATACTTTCATTTTTAAAAATATATAAAAAAAGCCGTAACAAAGTACGGCTTTCTTTTAGTTTTTTATTGATTTAAACAGCTACCGCTTTGATTGCCGCTGCATATTCGATTAACGCCGGAGCGGTTAATAAATAAGTCCTCGAAAAATCGGGTTCCATAGTTTGGAATGTAACAGTTACACCGTTTAAATCTCCAATTGTTCCGCCGGTCTGATCGTCTGCAGTTATTGCCATCGCTCCGTTTCGTGAGCCAGCAATAGTTACCGTGCCGTCTTTTCTTTCGATAAACAAAACAACTTCGCCGTCTAATAATTTAGTAACCTCTGCAATCGTTTTAACACCATCGCCAATTGGTACATTTAAGATAATAGGTAAGTTACCAGTAACTCCTTTGCTTCGGTTGTCTCCACCTGCAACACCGTTTTCTACATAGTTTGCCGTTGTTGCTTTTACTTCATAACGGTTTATAGATAAGGCTTCAAATGATGGTGCAATCGTAACAACTCCAGTAACCGTATTTACAACTCTTACTGCTGAATTATAAACTCCAATACCTATCGCTAATATACCTGCTTCGCCTGATGTACAGGCTAATTTTCTGCTTCCGCTTAATGATACACACATATTAATTTTATTTTAAAGGGAGGTTTTACCCTCCCTGTTTATTTTTAGCCTACGTATAAAACGTTGAACTTTTGATTTGCAACGTGTGCGCCAATTGTCATAATTGATTTGATAAACATATCTTCACGGTTCAAAGCGATTTTATCTATGTTCATCGTGTTGTTATCAGAAACTAGATCAGTATTCCAAAAAATATGAGACTTCAAAGCAACGATAACTACGTTGTTAGGTATTGGCACAAATTCGATAACTACACCGTTAAAGAAAAACTCGGTTGCTCCAGGGTTTACATCAAATGGTTTGTTAAAATCGGTAACTACATTGTTAGCCGCTACAATCATTTGCTTCAAGTTCTTTGGAGCGTAAATAATAGGCTTTTCAGTGTGGTCTAAAATTTCAGCTGGTATTGCTGCATATATTTTGTCAAATTCTGCCTTGATGTTTGCAGCGGTTAAAGTAGTACCTGCTACTTTAATTCTAGTTCCTAATCCAGCGACCTGACCTGCGTTAGAATTGTTGTAAATCATTTTAGTTACAACGCCATCAATCTGACTTGCTGTCAAAGCTGCTACCAATGTTTTTTCTGCTGCTCCTACCGATGCTTGACCTGTTCCATCGGTTAAAGCTGCTACTGCTGTTTTAGTCGCTGCTGTTGCACCTTTCCAAAACTCGTTTTCCAACGCTAAAGAAATTTGCTTTGCGTAAATTCCACCAATAACAATGCGCTCAAATTCGCTTGACGTGTTATTGTAAGCACCTGCTGGCATATCTCTTTTGAAACGTGTAAAACGCAAATTGTCGGGGCAAAATTCTTGGTAGAACATCCCTTTAGTTGGCGTAACCACGCTGTCAAATGCTGACAAAGTTCCTGCGCTTGTAGGGTCTCCACAAGTAAATTCCTGAAACGTTGCTGTTGCACTTGCTTCTATGAATATTGTTTCGGCTTTTACGTCCGTTTCAAATGTTACTAAACCTTTAGCGATTGTTTGATTTTCAAAAAGTATCTCTTCGATAATCGGCTCGGCCGCTACGCCTTTGATTGCTACTGAATTATAAGTTATTGCCATGATTTTTTATTATTTTTTATTTATTAGCTATTTTTTTTGCGAGTGCCTCAGCCTCTTTTTTTGCCTTTAATTCTGCTTTTTCTTCGTCCGTTAATTCCGGCTTTGATTTTTCAAAATCTTCTTTGCTTGCTTTTCCACTTTCAATAAGGTACTCCGCAATTTCGTCTGTTAGGTTTGTTTCGTCAATTCTGGTATTTCCACCAAAAGGACTAATAAATAAACCCTCTTTTAATTTGTACTTTGCCATATTCTATTTATTAGCTCTAAATCTTTCTACTGGACTCATTTCCGCATAAGTCTTAACTTTCTCATTTGGCAGGTTTTTTAAAGCAATTGTTTCGGCTTTAAATGTTTCTAAGTCCGTAACTGCTTTTAATTTTTCGGCGCTCATTGTTTCAAGCGTTGTGCCATCCTCAACTGTTTTAGCTTGCATAACTGAAAGTTGTTCTTTGAGGTCTGCATTCTCTGCCATTACTGAATCGTATTTGGCTTGCAGTTCTGCCATCGGATCTGGAGCGTCTTCTGCAACTAATAATGGTTCATCTACCATTTTTTCTTCTTCAGGTGTTACCATAAAAACAGACTTAGCCGCTTCTATAACCTCTTGAATAAATGACTTTTTTTCTTCCGTATTCATATTTATTTGATTTGTAATTTCGTAATCTAAAAATGCCTCAACTGAAAGTCCATCAACCTTACCAGTCTTAACAAAGTTCTCCCAAACATCTTGATTGTCTATTTTGTAGCCGATAATTAAATCGTCTTGCAAAACATCCTGCATCATTAATGTTTTAGATTTGTCAATCTCTGGATTGTTGACCATCCAACTTTCAATCGGATATACACCGTCTATTTTATCTTCGGAGTGATTAAGGTTCATCTTAACTAAACCCTTATTATTGCTTCTAAAATATGACTGCTGTATCTGCTCAACCGTTTGCTTACTAAAAAAAACATTTGCAGGTTCTCCATTTACGTCCTTTCTAAAAATCATTTTATTAGGACGCATAGCAACCGAGTAAATAATTCTCTTTTCTTCATTTGCAAAAAAGGTCGGAGTTTCAATTTCACTAGCAAAATGCGAAAGTTTAGTTTCTACTGCTGCACCAAATACAAGCGAAAAACTTTCCACTTCGGTATTAGGTTTTAACTTAGCTTCATAAACTTTCATGAAACAAAAATGAACATAAAAAAATAGGTAGGTCGAAATGTGGCACACAAAAAAAACCACATACAAAATAATGCATGTGGTTTAGAATATTAAGGTGTGTTTTTATTTTATTTTTAAAAATTGAATTTCTTTGCCGTTATCCATTTGTTTATTGTAATCTAATTCAACACGCAAAGAGTTTAATATTTTACCTGCACTATTAGACAACTCTTTTGATAGATTTATAGTCATCTTTTTTTCTTTTGTTTTTTGATAGTTATCTAATAAGCTATCTCTTAGTTCTGTAATGTTTTGCATAATCTTATTGTCTTAATAATTAATCGTTTAACTTCTATTAATTCAGGTGTGATTTGTTCTTTTTTAAAACCGTTTTTATTTAACTGAATTTTTATATATCTATCGTCTGTTTTTTGACTTGATAATATAAATTTTTGAGATATTTTTTCTTTGTTATTTTGGTAATATTTTTCAGATATTTTTTTGCAAACTTTTGGTTTTTTAACCCGGTATAATCTTTGATATTTATTTATTTTATCTGGATTATTTTTTTGGTATTGTTTAGCATAAAATAATCTATCATTATTATTTAATGAATAATAGTTTTTTGCTTTATTAAGTATTTTTTTTTTATTATTTAAGTAATAAATACGCTTTAATATTCTTTCGCATATTATACAATATGTGTACAAACCATCTTTGTTTTGTTTATTTTTATTAAACAAAAATACATCCTTAAGCTCTAAACATTTTTTACATTTTTTTTCCATTTTGTCTTATAAATAAAAAACCTCTTTAGGTTTCATGTGCTTTGACTCACAATCCACCAAAAGAGGTTCTTTTAAATTTTGTTTATGGCTTGATGTCAAAGTCAACCAATAATCAAATATAAGATTTAACTTTGAAACTACAAAACAAATCTACTTTTTATTAAAGTACTGAAACAATACGTCCGATATTAATTCACTAATCGAGCATTCTTTTTTTTTGGCTTCATTTCGTAACTTCAAAACAAGCCACATTCTAGGGTAAGTAACCAATCTATTAGTTTTTGGCATTATATAGAATTAGAGTTTATTTTATTTCTATCCGCTGCTTGCGCTGTTGTAATTGTCTTGCTAACTACATACGCTTGTATTGGCGGTTGATTTGATGCGCTTGTAGAAACTGCTGTTGCTATTTGATTTTCTCTACTTGCTTGGAAATCTACTTGCGGTCTGGCAGTTGCTCCACCTCCGCCACCGCTACCGTTCGGAGTGCTTCCGCTTAATCCACCACCTCCTCCGCCTAATGAACTCAAAGCTTTACCAGTACTTGCTATAATTGTGGCAATATTTAAACCTGCATTTATTTTATTTGCAACTACTAATTTACCTGCCGCTAAAACTGATGCTCCAGCGGTAGGAATAGCTAAAGCTGCTCCCGATGCAACCGCTGCTGCGCTAGACGCTGATGTCGCTGTTATTGTACGACCAATTGCTACCGCACTTTCTGCAATTAAAGCCGCCTTTTGCAATTTTTTATTTTTGCCTGCAAGCATACCAAACAAATTCAAAGCTTTGTCTGTTATTGAAAATTTTGCAGCTTCTAAATCTTCCGCTAATTTCAACATTGACGCATCAACTCTTTTTTGTTCTTCTATTGCTTTTTCGCCTGCTGCTTTTTTGTCGTCTGCTATTTTTAATTCCAGTTCCTTTTCTAAATTGCCGAATTTTTCAGCATTTAAAATAGTTAATTCAGCGGTGTCAATACCTTTTTTCTTTAGTATCTCAATCTCTTGGAACGCTCTTTCTTTTTGCCTAGCTAGTTTTTGTTCTTCGGTTTTATCTGCAAAATCTTCGTTTGTTTTTCTAATTGCATTTTCGGCATCGGCTCCTTCTTTTAATAGCGCAATCCTTGAATCTTCAATTAATTTAGCATCGGCAAGTCTTTTTGTTAATGCTTCTTTATTGAGTGATTTTTGCTCATTTCTTAAACTATTTTCATTAGCTAACTGCTCGGACTCTTGCCCTGAAATACGTTCTTGAATATCTGAAATTTGCAATAAAGCTGCTGCCCTTTCGTCAAGATTTGCGGAGCTTTTACCCTCTTGTTTAATCCTTAAATCTGAAACGCTTTTAGCTAAATTAGCAATCTTTAACTCTTCTTGCGCTTGTTGTTTTAATGTTCCGGCTAGCTGCTTATTAAGCTTAAAACGCTTTTCAATTGAATTACTTTCGTCATCCCTTTGTTGTCTTATTATTTCCGCTTTCTTTTGGAAATCTAATTGTATTTTATTGCTTTCACGTCTGGCTGCTGTTAGTTTATTTTCAGCATCGGCAAGGCTGCCACTTGCTTTGATATTACTTGAAACTGCATTTGTTATATTTTGCAATCCGCTTGCAGCAGAATCTAATCCCAAAGCTCTTAATCCTTTTTGAATTAAAACCGAGGTTTCTATAATTGCATTTCCTACTGTTTCAAAACCTTTAACAATACCATCAATTAGAAATGTAGCTACTGGCTGAAGTACCTTTAAAAGACCACTAAACAAGCCACTAATTACCGCAAGTCCTTTGCCTAATTTATTGCCTCCTTCTTCTGTTGATAAAAAAGATTTACCTAATAATGCAACAACTCCGACAATAACAGTTAAAACAGCACCTATTGGATTTGCAACCAATAACCACATTTGTTTTAGCATTGCTTTGAAACCCGAAATTGCACCACCAATCGGGCCACCTAATTCCTCAAGTCCTCCGCCCAAATCTTTAGTAGATTTTGATGCTTTCTTTTGCGCTCCCTCTACACCTTCAGTTGCTTTGGTTGTCTTATCTAACTTAGTAGTTACACCATCAACTTTACTGCCTATTGCATCTGCGTTCGTTTCAAAGGTAAGCTTGATTTTTTGTTCTTTATCTTCCATTTTAGTAATTCAAAAGCTCTAGTTTAGTTTTACCTGTTGTAATATCAATAGTCGCATCAATTATAGTGAATTTATTTTCTCCTATTATAATATCATTCTCTAGTCTAAAATCTCTAATTTGTTCAGCGTTTAAAGTTAAGCTAAAATCTTGCTTCATTACGTTTTGATCTACATATCTTTTAATAATGTCGCTATAATATCTGCTAAATAAATTATCCCTTAAAGCTAAATTGTTTAATACCAAAACTGAAAATGCAAAGCTTTTTAAATCGGTTGTATAAGGTAAAACTTGGATGTAGGATGTTATTTCCTGAGTAACTAATCCACCATATAATAAATTACTTTGCACCCCGAATGATTTATTTAATGGCTTATTGCCATGCGAATAAAATATAACTAATTCCCCAAAGTTTGGTGTATATCTTGGCTCGCCGGTTTCTAATATTTCAGGACTGCCACTTTCAAAACCATACATCGTTGTAATGTCGGCCGCTCCTAATATTCCGACTGGAGGTATCAAAGTAAAATTAGTTTCAACTTTATATTCTTTGGAATCTTTCGGCTTTAGTTCTGGAAAATTAACTTGGCCATATTCATTTCCTGAACCTGTTTTGTAATCTACATTTGATTTGAAATTACTATCAGCATGCTTTAAAATGTAATAATTGAAATCGTCCTGACTTGACTTTTCAACTTCTTCAATATCGGCTATATATGTAACCTCTTTTTTATTTGCTATAATATCTTGTGGCGTGTACCAGTATAAACTATCGTCATCTGGAGTTACGTCTAAGACTGCTATATTAAACGCTTTGAAATAAGATGTCAAAAAGTCAATAACTTTAATAGATGGTAAGGCATTAATTAAATTAATAGTAGAACCGCCCATTTGAATATTATTATTATTGAAATTAGAATCATAAAAAAATGTAGATTGTGTTCTATTTATAATTCCGAAAACTCTAATCTGCTTATAATATTTAAAATTAAATTCAACCTTTGCGTTGCTCCAAATTGCGGAGGTATTAAAGCTAGTTTTTATATTAAATTCTAATTCGTTGCTTAATAAAAATATATCTGGTATTTGAACCTCACAAACTAATGTACTACCTGTAATCTCAAAAGTCTGGTCTATGAAAAAATCATCGTTTCCCAGCTTGTTTAAAAATATAGTAACGGCTGCTCCTGTTTGAGCATCCATTAAAATAACATTTTCAAAAGTCAAAACCAAAGTAACAAAATTTGTATAGTTTGTATCATTGTTATTTCTAACTATCTT